CAGGGTCATACGGCGACCAAGGTACATTTCCCTAAGCTTCTCGCAGTAGCTGGCAAGGTTCGCGAACGACGGTGTGTTCTTGCTGCATTCAGCCAGGTAAGCGAATCCCCCGGCACTTTCCAGCGCGCCAAGCCGTTCAAGGTCGCTGGTCAACGTCAGCAGGTCTATCTTCTCCCCGGACTCGTTGAGGCGTTTGTAGGACCGCAGAGCCACCTTGTGAGGCGTTGCTGTGAAGTGGTCCTCAGTCAGCCCCTCAATCGCGTCAGTCGCCATGTCAACGCCGTCTGTGCGGCCCGCTGCGAGCATGATCCCGCCGATGACGGCCTGCTCAACGTACAAATCGATAAAACGGCTCATGCTTTGACTCCCTTGCGCTCACGGTGCTCGTTGATGGCCTGCTCGTAGACAGATCCCCAGTTCTTCGGATTCAGTATCCAGTCGAGAGTCAGCCATGGCTGATCGCCTCTGGTGCCGAACAGGGAAGACTTGCTAATCAGCTCGAAGGCCATTCCCATGTGCTTCAGTTCTCGCCAGTTGCCCTGGGTGGTTTTGCCGTTCCACACAGCTTCCAGGTCTCGATAGGCCGGACGGCGGCGGTTCCACTCATGCAGTGAAACGGCCTTCGAAGGGAATTTTTCATTCCAGAGCTTGATGATCTCTTCGTGCGGACAGGCTTTCGGGTTGCTTCCATGACCATCTGCCCATATCAGGGCGTCTGACAGGTATCCATCAAAGCGGGTCATACGGCACAGGTTCTCTGGCTTGAAGCTGTGACCCCAGTTCACATGGGCCCAGCGGATAACCAGCTTCAGCTCTTCAGCGGTGTAGCACTGGTCTTTGCTCTTCACCGTGGAGAGAGCTTTCTCAAAAGGCGCCAGCGCAGCACAACGACTACCCGTTAGCTCGTTGAAGTAATCCATCACTTCCTGAGCGAGTGAGTTTTCCCCCTTGGGGGATTTAGGGGGATCTTTTCTTTCTTTCTTTTGAATAGTTTCTTTTGTGTTTAGCTGAGTTGGCTTATGGGTATTAGCTGACTTGGCTAATGTTTCATTAGCTGTTTCGGCTAATGATTTGCCATTTTGGCTAATGCTAAAATTCCAGTCAGAAATCACCTTATTCACCCCGATCGCCCGGCCGTTGGTAACGATGATGTTCATTGCAATCATCTCGTTCTTGGCCTTGCAGACATGCGTATGGTGAATGCCGGTCATTTCTGCAATCTGGGTATTGGTAATGCGGTCAAACTTTTTCCCGAACCCGTAAGTTTTGCGGATCACCGCCAGAACGACCTTCAGCTGGCGAGCCGTTAATTCAGCAGCCATAAACGCTTCCAGCAGCTCGTTAGCGATGCGGGTATACCCATCATCGATATCTGCCACCTGACGCTCCACGACCGTTACAGACGGTCTGAAAGGTATTACTTTTGCGAGGCTACTCACGGCCTTCCTCCTTCCGTTTCAGCTCTTCCAGGATGGCGCGCATTTTCATGCCAACCACCGGGTTAACCGAGCGAATGAAGCGATCGCGGGTAACATTTTTGTGTGTTTGTGCCTGGTAAAATCTGTTGCTCTTAGGCATAATTACTCCTGTGAATTTGTTCAGTTAATTCGCGTAGAAAGCCGTTAGTGTTAGCGCACTGCGGCTTTCGCCTTTTAGGCACTTCATCAGTCCCACCCAAGCGGACCAGGACGGCACCGCTCCGCACGTAAACCAATATCTGCCAGCGTCTCTACTGACTGCAGGTAGTGGCGGGAAACTACCACCGCCTCTGGCGGAACAACCTGTAGACCCAACGCTGATATTTCCTTCGCCATCTCGGCGTAATACCCCTCCGACTTGCGGCGACTGATTGTCGACTCGCTAACTCCCCGCATTTCCGCAAAAACCTTTTGGCCAATGGATAAAAGCCGGTTTAACAAAATGCCTTCAATCTCAATTGGGTTGAGGATTGGCGGCTCTAACTTTCGGGCTATTGCATTCTCCATCTGTGATACTTCCTCTGGTGGTGTTTGAAAGGCCGATTAAATCGGCAACTTATTGAGATTGAGATGGCATCTCGCCATAAAGCAGCCACTTAGGGTCGCAATGGAGCGCAGTTGCCAGTTCGAACAAATAACGTGGGCGCTTGGTTGTCCCGGCCTCAATTGCCTGCAGAGACTGCTGTCTCATGCCAACTTTTTTTGCTAATTGCGCCTGAGACAGATTCATCTCTTCGCGCTTTTTTTTGAGGCGTTGCGAAATGGTTTCCATGTTACCTCCTACAGTTTTATCTGTATTCTGTGACAGTTATTTCTGTTTGTCAATTACAGTTTTAACTGTGAATATCAAGGCATACATTGAGAGGGATTTATGAGCCTTGCAGATCGCGTAAAGCAAAAGAGAATTGAGCTCGGTCTAACGCAGACCGAGGCAGCGTTGAATGCCGGAATAACGCAGCAGTCATGGCAGAGCATTGAAAAGGGAGACACCAGAAAACCGCGTAACATTATTGGCATAGCTAAGGCGCTAAAGTGCGATCCTGACTGGCTAATGAATGGCGGAGCCTTTATGCCTATTGCTGAAGTTAGCAGCAAGAAGGTGCCTCTCATAAGCTATGTCCAGGCAGGGGCTCTCGCAGAAAAAAATCCCATTGAGGCATTTGATGGGAGTTTTGAGTACATCCTTACAGACAACGAAGTTTCTGATTTTACTTTTGCTTTACGCATCGAAGGCGATTCGATGGAGCCAGACTTCAAGGCTGGAGATGTGATCATTGTAGACCCCGAAGTTGAGCCAACCCCCGGAGAGTTTGTTGTGGCCAAAAACGGTGGGGCTCAAGCGACCTTTAAAAAATATCGGCCTACTTACACGGATCACCTGGGCTGCCAGCATTTCGAGCTTGTGCCATTGAATGATGATTACCCGATTATCAGTAGCGAGCATCAACCACTAACAATCATCGGCGTGATGATTGAACACAGAATCTATCGAAGAAAGCGCTAAACCCCTCCCCCTCTCAGAATAGAACCGGCGTATGCCGGTTTTTTTTCGCCCCATCAAAATAAATCACCTTTCATTACAGTTAGATATGTAATCAATGACAAAAAATACAGTTTTGTCTGTTGACGAAAATACAGTTTTATCTGTAAATTTAAGCCATCCAAACAACAACGTTGGCGCCGGTAATGGGTAACAACGCTCAGCTGGCCGGCTTTAAGGCAAAGGTGAAGAGATGATCCGCGAAGAAGACAAGCCTGCATGGCGTAATTTTTGGTTAAAGGTCGTTCCGTTTTTGGTTGCTGTCCTCTTTTTTAGCTTCGCATGCTGGGGTGGAAAATGAGCAAACATACAGGCGGACCCGCTTTCCCTGAGTTAGGAAACGTTGGTTACAACAGTGACTGGCAGAACGAGCCAGGCATGACACTGCGCGATTACTTCGCCGCAAAGGCAATGCAGTCCATTCCGTTATCAATAGAACCAAATGAACAGAAGCTAATCGCAACAGCTGCATATCAAATGGCCGATGCAATGTTGAAAGTCCGGGAGGAAGTATGAGCAAACAAGGCATTCGTTCACTGGTTATCGTCGTCCTGCTGATGATTCCGGTATGGGTTGCTGCAATCAAATTTGTTGCGTCTCTATGGGAGATATTTCATGGCTAACTCAATTCCTAACAACGGACGCGCCGTGATGATGCGCAATCGCCGCACCGGCGCCGCCTGGCTGGGCAGCTTCGACTATCGCGACGGCAGCTACTGGCATGAGCCGCAGGGCAATCTGCGCCACATCCGCCGGCCATACGCTTCACGCAGTATCGAGCCGAACCTGGTTCCAGCCGGGACGCATTAACCGCGCATATCTGCGCACGAATTTAACTGAGCTATCAGGCAGCCATTACGGTGCCGGGCGTTTCACAACCAAATTTCAGGAGCGAGCTATGAACGCATACCGCACATATGACGTGATCGAAGAGCGTAAGTGGGCCGAGCAAACGCTGACCGAAGAGAAGCAGAAGTGGATTGACGATCGGGCGCAGGAAATTATCGACGCCCTGCCGAAAGAGCCGTCAGGCCTGTTCCGCTTCTCTGTGCCGATGGACAAAAGCCCATACGAAGGCCTCCGCAGCGATGCAGCTGGCGAGGCATATAACGATCTCATTTCGGCAGTAGCTTACGCCCAGGCGGAATACGACTGGGATCACCGCACCGGCTGCCCGTTTTAACTTTGGGGAATAGCAATGGCTAACGAACTTGTGATTACAGCCAGCTCTCTTGCTGAGCGAGGCATTGACGGCGCTACCTGGAGCGCCCTCAAAAACAGTATTTACCCTGGCGCCAAAGACGAATCAGTAATGATGGCGCTGGACTACTGCCGGGCCAGAAATCTCGATCCGCTTCTGAAGCCCGTTCATCTGGTGCCAATGAGCGTTAAGGACTCGAAGTCGGGTAAAAGCGAGTGGCGCGATGTGGTTATGCCTGGCATCGGGCTTTATCGGATTCAGGCCGATCGCTCCGGTGATTACGCTGG